GACGTAATGCAGGCTCAATAGAATGCTGCATCCACTGCTTTATTCTACGAGTTCCATACTCATCTAATGCAAGCATACCTCTAAATGTTTCATGCTGTTGTTGAGTATCCCCCTGCATAGCAGAATATATACCAGCTAAATATTCCATATCATTCTTACCTTCTTGTACTATAGTAAAGAAAGCATTTGAAAGTGGCGCTGGAGGCACTGCGGTAGGAGGATTAGCACCAGGTCTAATAGGCAATAGAGCACCAGGAGAAGAAGAATACTTTTCCCAGTAATCCATATCAATAGACCCTTCTTCATGCATCCAGCGCAATGAACTACCAAGAGATGCATTATGCACCATAATCTGATGAGATTTATTCATTTCTCTTTGTTTACCAATCAATGGTGCCACAGCACTCATTGGAAAGGGAGTTCCTGTCCATTTAAAATGAAATGGCACTACTGGATAATCAGTGATATTCTCAGGTAGAACTTCTTCATATAAAAGTTTATCACCAGCTATACATGTTTGCTTTATCCTATGCGCATGAAATCTCATCTGCCCAACTACATTCTGGGCAAAAACTTCATCATCCATTAGAACCTTAAACTCTTTTTCACTAATAACTTGATTCTCAATTTTAGACATTTCATTCTGCAGTTTGCTAACATATTCCTGTTCAGCTACTTGTAGTTGCTGAGTCATCATATCTTGAGTTTTCTGCATCTCAAGTTCATATCTTTCAGGAAGCATTTCGCCACTAGTAACAGCTTCCTCCATTGCTTTCTGCTGTTCTAAGAGCTGAACTTCCATTTCGGCAGCCATTTCTTTCATCTTAACTTCAACTTGCTGCTTCATCTGGGCTAATTCTTCTTTATTAGGAGGTATCCTATAGAATACGTTTATATGCGGAACTTTTAGTTTCTCATACACTTCAAAGAATTCAATCATCTCATCTTGAGTGCCATCAGGAGCAATAGCTTGAGCTTCATTGTAACTATCATTATATGCAAAGAGCTCTTGCTCGTCATCACCAGCAGCTCTCGTACTCCAGCTATGTTGTCGCGATTCATTAGAAGAAGCTGCATTTATTTTTCTTTTATGATCTGGAAATAATTTGGTAAGATGATTTTTAGGCAATACTTTTCTTATAAGTATAAATGCAGCATCCCTTAGGAGCATATCACGAGATTTAGGATCTACATAAATATCAAAAGGTTCTGGCTGTTTGAGAACAACTTCTCCCATTCCGTTATCTTGATCTGGATCCACAGTAAGAAGTATATAACCTACACTTTTGCATACAGCATCATTTATTGCATTAGAATATAAAGTAGAACCATCAGATAGATTCCATATATAATCTGCCATATTCCCAAATACTGAAGCCACATCAGAATCAGAACCTTCTAGACCAATAGCTTGCCATCTTGGATTATTAGCAGTTGCATAAAAATTAAGCATCTCTACAACTGGAAGAATACGATTTATTGTAAACGTAGGCATTCCCTGTTCCTCGAGACTATTCTTCTCTTCCTGTGTTAACTGTTCATCATGAGCAAAATCAAACCCCTTTTGGTTTATAAATTCCCACTGCTTTCTTGTCCAGTTGTTTGCAAGTTTATATAACTGTTGCACTTCATCTGGTCGTTTTACCTTTGCCATTTATGTTACTCCTCTGTTAATACTTCTTCTTTCGTGTTACTTTCTTGCCAGTCTTCTTCGCGTAATCGCTGGCTGCTTTTTTCCCCTTTTTTGTATAACTGAACTTCTTTGGTCCTACTGTTGGCATTTTTGCATTCCTTTCTTGGAAAGTGTTTGTGATCTACATCACATATTTTTGGACAGCTGTACCCCGCCTGCGGACACTCCTTGGTAATATAATCACCATATCTAAGTGACCCTAAAAATATTAATCCTAATAATAAGTCCCATAACACAATTCATGGGCTTCTTATCTCTCATGCCGTTACCCACGACCTAGCTTTTGGTTTCTTTTTGGTCCATTTCCCATCCTTACCCTCATTAAAATCACAAGGATATGCAAACTTACATGCATATGCCAATGAATCTATTGTATCATCATGTGCCATTCTTGGACCAAATGTTATAATCTCTCTCTGTAAATCATAATGGGTTTTCTTAATATGGATCTGCCCAACCGCAAAGCGCTGGGCTAAAATCTCCTGTATTCTATCTCTTTTACTCATACGAGTACCTGGCTTTTCTTCACGAAATCCAATTGAAAAATCATTTCTTCTTTTCATCTCTGCTCTTATAGCCTGAAATACAGGTTTAGACATAGTAGTATCTTCAATTGTATATACTAGCGGATGATATATTTTTCCGTAATCGAATATATAGTCAACAATACCTTTTTTATCAGAGCCTGGAATACCGAGCACAGGTATACTCCGCTTCCTAAGATAATCGAGAACATAAATATTATTGTCCATATCGCAAGCAACAAAGATGATAACACTATAATCAGCATCCCTACGCTGAGAATCCGTAGCAGGGTCAACGCCCGCAAAAATATTGACTGGTTTAACATCTCCATCTTCCGTAACTATGCTGCTAATGCCAGCTTCTTCATCATAAACAAACTGACCATCCCAGTATTTAATATGTTCCCTTGTAAATATTGCATCTTCTTCACTTTGCACTTCCATCATATATTCTTGATAAAACTTCTGTGGAGCCCCAGAATCAGAATAGAATTTCTTTTTCCTTTTCATTTCCTCATGACCAAACCAGTCTGGCCAAAGTGGAGTTCCATTATCCTGAAGAGCCTTATAAGTTATCACTTTCCATGAATATGAATCACTTCTTTTTTTTGACTGCTCATATCCCACTAATATTCTCTGAATAAAGCTATCATAGTGCACTGGAGTCCCATTTATTCGGAGTCTGCCTGTTTTCGGTTCCAATGCAGGAAAGACAACAGCAGTGACAAGATTAGATATCTTAGCCCTAGATTCTGGAGTTATCGTGTTATTCTCGTCTTCAAAATCATCAAGAACGATAAGATCATAACGCTTATGCAATTTAGCACCTCCACGAATACCAGAAAGATTAGATTTAGAAATAAGCTTACTACCATTCGTAAGTTCGATATCATCTTCAGTCCACTTTCTTCCCTTTAAATTTCCAAAATAATATTGCACTTTATCATTATATTCAAGATGGTACTTAATATAATCAAGGTTTGGCACACTGATTTTAGAACTTGCAGCCACCCATCCATAGAATAAAGGTTCTTTAGTAAATAAAAAATCATGCAATATAGAGCACTTCGTCATTACAGTCTTTCCATGTCCTCTAGGTAAAATAACTGCAAGTTGGCGAATACTTTGATCATTGACTGCATCAGCTACCTCATAATGAAAAGGTGGAGTTTCAGATCTCATAAAGTCATCTGGAAGGAATAACTTACCAAATGCAATAATATCTTTATAAGTAAGCCTTAAAGTTTCCTCTTCCTTGCTTACATTATGAAAGTTAACATTCGCCATCTAGCCTTTTTTCCACTTCCTGGCATTTTGGGCAAAGATCTTCTTCTTCTTCATGACCTTAGTATCAGTCTTCTTCACCCTTAGTTTGCTGGCAGAAATATTCTTTCCCTTCGGAGTTTTAGTAGCTTTACGTAAAGATCCTCTCTTACTAGGCTTTATATGTATCCTAGGGTTTTTCTTTGCCATATTATTCCCCCTTTGCTATTTCTTTCGGACGTTGAACTTCGTCTAAAAGATCTTCTGTAAATCCCTGGAAGACAGTCCCACTAAGCTGGGTAACTTTGGTCTGAGTTTTATCCTCGAGATCTAAGATGTCTGAAAGTTTAAATAATGCTTTTAACTTTGTCTCATCTTTCTCGGAATTCTCTGCGACCCTCTTTATGCCTTCCAGTACAGATTTATCATCAATATTTAATTCTTTTAAAATAGGTCTTAACTCTTCTTTCATAGCTTTTTGTATCCTTTCGGTCTTTACCAATTTTGTAGACTGTTCTTTTGCATACATAGGATTATTCGTTTTAAATGCACTAAGATAAGCTTTAGATGGAGATAATCCACCAGCCATATACTGTACAAATACTATCTCGCATGTAGTTAAATTCCTACGATCCAAAATAACTCTTTCAGTATCTTTTCCTGAGATTGTCCATATGTTCTCCCGTTTCGATGTATCCATTTTAACTTTGGGAGAACATATGAACGTTCCCGAGCAAGTACCTACATATTTCCTATATTTAGCCTTACCTCTGGGAGTCTTCATTTTGCCTTTACGCAAAATCTGGATAATGCAATTATCATCGGCCTCAACCCAGTCACCGATCTGAGCTTTTCTCCAATTATGCACAATTACCATGTTGCTAGGCAATTCAGACCTATCCTCGTAGACTTTGTGGTATATGTCAGATACTTTGTAAACTCTCATCTTAACCCATTGCCTCCACGCTTCCGTCCTCGCTGCCCTTTTCCTCTTTTCCTTCCAGCCTCTACCTTAATTTTTTCCGTAGGTATAATAGTATATATGTTACTATCTCCTGTATTTAGCAGTACGGAAAGTACGATAAATTTAATCATTTTCTAATACTACCTAAAGCCATTTGCATATAACTCTCTAATAAGTTCGCAATATAGGAGATATTAGCCCATATCTCATAAAGTATGAATGCAGTACCGCAAAGCCAGATAAATGTTAATAATTTGATCAAATCAGATTTCATAGTTTCTCGTACGCGCGCTATATATTATATATCAAGTCTAGAGATATAGTATACTAATACTCCCGTAAGGGAGTATGTCTTAGTATAGAGTATCTCTAAGATAGTTAAGCTTCGCCAGGTTTACCATTGCAAAATGACTCTAAGATCTTTTCTAAATCTTCGTCTGTATCCTGAGTTCCCCTGAAATACTCAGCAAAATCGGCAGAACCTAAAATCATAACCTCAGAATCGGAAGACTCGTCGATAGATTCCATAAGATACTCTACTTCTTCTGTCTCAGGATCGTAAGCAATAGTCAAATGATATATACGTTTACAACTCATGCGATAGTTTATAGGTTAAACAACCATATGAAGCAAGGCAAGTTTCAAAAATTGTAGAATTTTAGTGCATGGTCTATATTCAAGCGGGTACGGGCTATAATCAGACTTTTACTTTCTGATTTACGTTATTTTTCATTTCGAATTAATCGTTAACTAACTAATATAAGGAGTGATACTCTTATGGGATACCTTAAGATGTTTAAGTGCCTGTCTAACTCAGGCAGGTGGATGTTCAGTTCTATTAATCGCAAGATGACACCGATTGGTGCTGTAATACAGGGTACTGCTCGTGGTACTAAGGAAGTACTACCTTACTTCATCATGATCACTGAAGTAGAGCCTGATACATTACCAGATGTGATGTACTATAACCCATCATCTAATGATCTAATAGATGAAGAGGCCTATCTATCTCCTGCTGATACAGCAGTGGCAGATACAGATGACAGTGTGAATGAATCAGTACCAGCGTCATAGTTTAGAACCCATTGCCATCTTGGGCAAGCATACCTCAAGCCTTCACCATCTTGAATGGATACATGCTGGACTTACGGGGACACAACTTGATGGCATACATCAATGCTATAGGGGGGGCTAATCCCCTCTATAGTGTTAATATGGTCTCGTTTCACTCGTAATGTAGTGGTTCACGTACGTTCACTTAATCTCTTAAGTAATAAAACTATATAAATGTGTCACATTATAATCATATGATACCCATATTAGCTCCGTAATTGAGCTTAAGCGTACGT